GTCCAACTCTACCGAACCCGACTACACAAAGTCCCGAAGTTCTGGCGTAAAATCAACAGCACCTTGAGGTCGTGCCACAACAACCATGTCCCCTTTGAAGAAAAGCTCCCATCTGGCCGCACTATAAATTACGGGAAAATTAAGCTGGTACGCCAGAACAACCAGACGGCCCATCAAGCCATCGTCAGCCGGAATGGTAAAAGGCTCCCCATGAAACTCTGGGGTGGGGTCGTGGCGGAAAACATGTCACAAGGTTTGGCCAGAGACATTTTTTCCGATATGCTTCTAAGGCTTGAAGCGGAAGGGATCAGACTAATCTTCCATGTTCACGATGAAGTGATCATCGAATGCGACGAAGACGAAGCTGAAATGGTTCTGGAAAAAACAATTGGCATCATGTCCACGCCGCCGACATGGATTTCTGACATACCTCTAGCGGCAGATGGCCAAATACTCACACATTACCAAAAATGAAATACCGTTATATCAAGAATCTCCGAGACCACTCAGCGCATTACACATCCGACTTAAGCAAATTAAACAAACAGAAGCCATCATTCCGCACGAAAGCAGACTACAGGGAATGGTGCGCCGACATTAAAACAGACCATGTGTTTTATTCATCACTGGAGGGCAGGGCACCCTCCAAGCGGATAAGCAACGAGAACCCCGTCCATAAAGTCTATGGAGTTGTAGCAGATTACGATGCCTCTGTTAACTGGGCGGCAATTGACGGCGATCTGAAAGCGAAATGCGCCAAGGACAAGAAACCTACATGGAGATCTGAGACCCAATCTGGTTACCTCCGTTTAGTCTGGGAGTTTGCAGCCCCCATTCCCGTTGACCCAGACATGTTCAACACCTTCATGTCGAACATGATGAAGTCCCTCCAACTGGAAAAACTGTTTGCTGGGTTTGACAGTTCATCACTTCGGGCGAATCAGTATTTTGAGCTTGGGAAAAATTGGGTGAAGGTGGACGGTCTGCTCTCCACATCTGTAGTTCAAGCCGCCTTGGCCAAATCTGTTTCAGATCGGCCCCCACAATCAAACGACACTTCAATTCCAATCAATGTGGTTGCTGAAGAAGTGGAGTCACGGTTCCCAAACCGATGGGTGGGGGATTTCGAACTGGGATCACGGGGTCCTTTGTTCTGGATTGACGACGGGATAAACAGGGAAGGGGGACAAGTGGTGGACGACGGGGTGGTTTGCTACAGTGACAGGGCTGGAAAAGGATTCATGTCGTGGCGCGACATATTTGGTGCCCAATTCGTGAAGGATTATGAAGAGAGAAAACTCTCAGGGTTGCTGGATGATTACTGGTTTAACGGGCGCAGTTTTTTCAAGGTTCTCTACGAGAGCGCGGTTTCCATACCCAAGGACCAATTAATTTTAGAGCTTAAACAAGCGGGGTTCTCCCCCAGACCACGAAAGAGCCAGCCATTATCAGAGGTCGAGGCGGCTATACTGACCGTGAGCAACCAGAACCGCATTGATGAAATAGCCCCCATCATTTTCTCCCCCGACAGGGTAGTTTCTTATAATGGGCATCGCATCCTGAATTGCTCAAATATCAAACCTGTTGAACCAGACAAAGATGGGGGCCCATCAAAATGGCCCTTCCTGCATAACTGGCTTAACCAATTATTCGTTGACGGGGATCAACCCGCTTTGCACTACTTCTACTCTTGGCTCAAAAGATTCTACATGGCTGTGCTCGATAAGGAGTTCGTGCAGGGGCAGGCCCTGTTGTTGGTTGGCCCAACCAACAAGGGCAAATCACTTCTGTCCAACAAGGTAATCAGCGGCTTGGTCGGAGGATATGCCGACGCCTCAGACTACCTATCAGGTCAAACAAAGTTCAACAAGGACTTGGGGAGAGTAGCGTCATGGGTAATTGATGACACTACATCCGCCGCATCATTCAAGGATCAGCGAAAAGCCACCGAACTAATCAAGCGCGCTGTTGCTAATCCGCGTGTAGAGTATCAGGCCAAATATGCAGATTCCATGAGCATACCGTGGACAGGTCGGGTTGTGATGTCGCTGAACATGGACATCAACAGCCTCTCAGTGATACCTTCGCTGGATAGCAGCAACAGGGATAAGCTAATGGCTTTGCGCATTAGCAACAAGGCCACCAGTGATTTCCCAAGAAACTCCGTTCTTGAAAAGACCATCGAAAATGAATTGCCTTACTTCGCCAGATTCCTCCTCGACTGGACAATCCCCAAGAAGGTGGAGGACGTTGGTAGATTTGGAGTGCGCTCCTTCATCGACACAACTATTGCTGATGCCGCCTATGACAACAGCAGCAGAAGCACTATCGCGGAACTCGTTGAGTTCTTCGTGAAGAGATGCAGAGAACTTAATGATTCGATGACTCATTGGAAAGGGACACTCATTGAATTCCAAGTGGCCCTACACGATTTCAATAATGGTCGTAATGTTGGAATGTCCAATAATCTTGAATTTGTGAGACGCGGGATGGCTGCTCTGGAAGAAGTGGGCAAAAATAACCCGTATCTCAGGCCCGTTGAATCGAGAGGGCGGGGCGGCGGCAAGATATGGAATATCAACCTCGACCCGTCTTTCGACATAGATGTGATGACTCAAAGGAGTCCGGTCGGCGCAGAGATTTAATTGGTAAATGGTAGCCGTCGCACAGATAAGTGAAACCCGTATCGTCGGTATCCCCCTTGCTCTTGAAGTTCTTGAGTTTCGTAGCGTGGTGGCGGCTGGTCCAACCAACTAGCCATACTCTGGAAAGATCCTTGTGGACTCTTGTGAAAAAATAGATGTCGGCACTCAGCTCCTTGTTCGCTGAATTTACACTAGCCGTAAAATGAAGTTGGGGAGTAGTTGTGCAAGTCTTGGATTTTACATCCACCCTTTTCTTATTGCATACATAATCATGGGTATAGCACTGTTCTCCAACATACTCCGCTGCTGCGCCCATGTATTTACCAAAAGCAACCTCTCCCAAGAAACCCGTCATGCGCCCTGCGCCCCGCGTATATGAATTCGGTGGCACCCCCAACGATTTGGAACGCCGGAAAGCCTCCGCAACGTCATCCCCATTTGGGTGAAACAAGACGAAACGGTTCTTCAACTGCCGGAATTGGCTATCAGTAGCCACTCTTCTTCTTGAGGAGCTTCTCAGCCCTCTTACCAGCTTTTGAAGGGGGGCTGTGAGTGAACCCTCGTTCCTTCAATTCCAGACGTTTGTCGTTGGTCGAAGCCATTTGAGATTTGCCCGTCTTCGGGTCATACATCAAATAGGGTCTAAATTTTTTCTTGGTGTGTGGCATAATTAAATTATCGGTTGAATCGTTTAAGGAACCTTTCCCATGCGGGGAAAAAAATATCGTCCATACAGCGGACAATCGCCTCCTGTTCGTATCTCTTACAAAAGCCGACCCCCGAAAGAGTCAGAGCCGCCTCGACCATCTCATGGCGAACCGTGTCGCGCAGCTTTTTACCAGACAGGGACTTGTCTATGAAGATCGCCTTGCGATCATGGGAGTAGTAGCCGAAGCACTCGTCATCGCTCAGATCCCCCCGAACGATTTTGATCGAAACGCCTGCGACACGAATTGACTTTGGAAGAGTCATTCATCCGCAAACTTGACGACCGCCCTTGCATAGACGCCAGCCAGTTTGCCTCGATTGTTGTTAATCTCGCGCCACGAATCTATATGGCTCCCAAAGAAGGGCTCCGCAATCACCGCGTAAGGCGGAACTTTGCGAAGAAAGTAGGAGCCGCGTTGTTTACGTTGACGCGGCTTGGCCCCCCGCGATTTCATATCTGGGAAGGCTTCCTCCATCTCATCGCGTAGGGCTTCAGCCAAACGCTTACCACCACTGCTGGAATGCCAGTAAAGCCATTCATGCCCGCTCGCAGACGGGCTGGCCGAATTGAAGTGCAACTCGACAACGGCATCAATTTCGTCCTCTTTGAGCTTTCGTGCCAGATAGTTAATAGCTCCGCTGTAACTGCGAGCGGGATAGTGGTCGTAGACGACGTAGTTGTCTCCTGTAGCCCACCCGTGCGTGTTGCTCAACACATGAGCAATGCGCCGAACCATATCCCTGTTGAAGTCCCATTCTGACAGTATGTATTCACCATGTGAATACGCCCCCTGATCCCCCAAACGGCTGTGCCCGACTGCTAGTCCTATTTTCATTTTCGTTTGAGAATTCGGTAGAGAGCGGCGACCCCGACTGCGATGCCAATAATGAGGGAACCAACACGCAGCCAGTATTCAAACTGCTCCTGCATACTGGTTATTAAGCCCAACGCAGGAGCCGCCATGCCAACGAAGGAGTCTATGATTTTTGGGTTCATCATTTTTCGGACTGCCCGCGATTTAAGCCTTTCTCAACAGCCTCTTCAAAAGAGATATCGTCCTGCTTACCCAAATAGTCTTTCATCCTCCCTAGGATCTCTTTTTGTGCTTCTGTTTGGAACCCCAACCATTCTTTGTTTCCTTTTAGAGGTTCTCTAACGCTTGCATCGGCCCACGATGCATCCATCCATTTTTCAAACGACCGAGTTTCTTGCCCCGTACTAACCAAGTCCCTATATTTTTTCCGGTCAAATTCTTTCTGCCTATTGTCTCTCGCGGCGGCATACTCATTTCTCAGTTGCAACCAATAGGGGTCATCATCGGCTAACTGGTGGAGCATATCCCCCCATATCAGCTTCTTTAATTCCTCCCGATCTGTGGGAGCGTTTTTGTAAATCTCAATATAGGGCTTTGACTTCCCCAGCCGCCATTGTCGATGGCCATGAAGCCCAGATCGTCGCTCCAGCTTTCTAGTGGGGTTCTCAGGTTCGCCTTTCCCCATGAATTCTATTGAGCCACCAGCCTCACTATCTTTATCCACACGCTTAACAACAAAGTCATGCTTCTTAAGCACAGGCATCTCTGAGTATATCTCAGAGAGAATGTCACTATAATTAGATGTAATCTGTTTTTCAGGCATCACTTCCCTCCTATGATTACAGCGCGACGATAAGAATAGTCGCTGTGAAATTTGTGGTTCTTCCGCCCAACAAGAACGCCCTCCTTAAATTGGT